CTCCTGTCTGTGATCAAGAATGTAGAGACAGACACAGCTGAAGGGACACACGTGATCGTGGCTGACCAAAAACAAATCGGTCAATGGTTACGCGCGCTGACAAAGCCGATCTTAAACGAGCTTTATGATGGCGTAAAGAAGACAGACGTGTGGGGTTATGAGTTCAAAGCAAAGCTTAGATGTAAAGACTGCCAAGCTGAATATGTTCATAACTTGGAGCTTGATCCGATAAATTTTTTCTTCGGGTGATCGGGACTCATGACCAACAGATTATCGCACAGGTCATCAACTCGTTCGCCCGAGACAACGAAGTGTTGATCGACACGCTTTTTCAACTTCAGTATTACTTTAGAGGCTCGCTGTCACGAGATGACATGTGGGCGATGACACCCATCGAGCGGGAGAAGGCTGTTGAGTTTCTCAACAAGCGCTTCAAGGAGGTCGGCGAGCTGCTGAAGAAGCAGGTGCCGGTATTCTGGTAAATTGGCGGCGGATCCGCCGCCACTCGCCCCGCCAGGGGCGGGAGCTCGTCTTACATCACACAGGAGCAGTCAAAAGTTTTCCGAGACTACCTTGGCATTGTACCGATTTTTTTTAAGAATGTAAATTAAAATTGCGTAACAGTCTTAGTGGTAGCCGTAGCACCGCCTGACCCAGCTGTCGTAGTCGTGCTGCCTTGCTTAGACAGGTTCTTTCCTACTCTTGCTCCCTTTAACATATGATAGAACCCACGCATCGTGTTTGGAGCGACCCTGATCGTGCCAGGCGCGATCTGTACTCGCTCGAGCTTCGGCTCTGAATCAGCCTCACCTTCTGGCTTAGGAGCTAGCGGGTTGAAAGCTTTAGGTACCATCGTGTACTTGCGGTTGTTCTCGTTCTCGATGTACGCGAGATGCGTTACGTCTTTTCCTTCAGCCTTCTGAGCAGCTTCAACCTGCCTAAGCACCTTTCGCAGCTGCTTCGCTTTCTTCGCGTTCATGAGAGGATCCCTTTAGGTACGTCAGTTTTTAACCAGCTTAAGTCTCTTAGCACTTCATCGAGAAGCATGATGTAGATTGACCTTCGCTCTCCTTCTTTACTATTGTACCACATTCTAATGATGGTAGTACAAGCTTTAGGAGGTTCTGTCAGCTCAGCATCGGACGCGCAAAACACGTGAGTGTGGTTGAACTTAAAGATGAGAAGCGGAAGCTTGTCTGGGATCTTCGCGGCATCGATCCTAGCTTGCTCATACCACGCGGTCACTTGCGGGTTCTTAAAGAGCTGGCTAAGAGTGTCTACGTCTTTGTAAAACTTGCACTCGAGCGTGAAGCGAAACCTCCAGCCTTCATCTCTGGCTACATCAGCCTCATTAGTCGGCACTACATCGCCGATGAACAGCGCCTTTGCGTGGTCAGAGAACTTGTGCAAGAACACGTGATTTTGCCCACCGAGGATAGCGCCTGATGACTGTGAGCGCCTGAACTCAAGAGGCGTGAACTTTGCTGACAAGAGCTTCGCGATCGTGTTTTCAAAGCCTGAACCTTTCGCTTTGCCGTTGACAGCTTTCTTGCGCGGTTTCTCTTCGTCGACCGGTTCTACGGTTCGAACTTCAGTAAGTTCCGGGGAGCTCATGAACTGTAGAGCTCGTTACGCACATAGATCATGGCAGCATAGTTCATCACGTCGACCATGTCTCCCTCCTCCACCTTTGCGAGCAGCTTAGACATCAAGTCATCGGTCGAGCAAGAAGGCTTGTGCCACCCACTTCGACCCTTCTCGTCTCGGACCTTTGCGAGTTTTTCTGTCATAGCGGCTGATGCTTGTTCGACTAAGATGGCGTCTGCGATGTCGCCTGGAACCTTGTCGAGGAATGCTGATGTGACGTTTTTCATATGGAATCTCCTATGCTATAGAATCATTTATAGCTGCTTCGTAACTCATCACCCATTAAATAATGCACAGCAACTCTAAAGGGTTTATCATGGATATCGATCGCATTCGTCAACTAGCTGGTATCAAAGTACCTCTTAGCGAAATTTTAGCAATCAAGTCCTTTAACCCGACTTACATGAAGACTGTGAGCCCAGAGAATTTTAGGAAAAATGTTAAAGACTTTCTTAAAGATCTGGATATTAGCAACAAAGACTTTTACGTGATTATAAAGACATGCAGGGCTCTTTTCAAAGCGACAGAAACCGCAGATCGAAAAGAGCTACTCAAGATAGCAGTTAATGAACTTAATGAGTTTGCGAAAGCAAAATTAAAATCTAAAGACACCGGCGACCACAGCGCGTGGGCCAAAGAATCAATGCATCTAATACAGAAATTACAAATAGCATACGTAAATTTGAAAGGTTTTGATGCTACTAGCTATAAGGATGTCATATCCTACTTTGATCAGCTTGAGAAAAAAGAAAAGATAGACAAAAGGTTGAGCGATGCAGATGTTGAATATAGAAAGTCAATGCGCCATCAAGCTACCATTCCCGACGATCATTTATAGCTCTTCGTTGACCGCTCCATCATGAGCCTAGCCTCGCCGTTCAGCTTGATCTCTTCGAAGCTGATGTAGCTCCTAAGCTCAGGACAGTGAGTAGGTTGTTCAACTCCAGTCACGCACTGACATTCATGTTCTACGTAATTGATGCAATCGTCGCATACTCTGTGACGTTCGCTGAAGAAAGTCGCGACCCAACGAAGAAGCGTGCATCGTCCGCCGAACTGCTTATGGGGGAAGCGATACACGCTACACTTGCAGATTACTTCACCTGGACGGCTAGGCCTCATCAATCCTCCGCTTGCTCGATGATGGTCGAGAACCCACCTTCGAGCCGGACTACCACGTTGCGGTCACACCGACCGTCAAACTCTGGCCGATGCGAGATGATGTAGATGCCGATCGCGTCATCCCATGCCTTATGCTTCAGCAAGCCGATCATTAGGTTAACAGACTGCTCATCGAGCGAGCCGCCGTCGATCTCATCTGTGAAGAGCACGTTGACCTTTGAGTGCAAGTAGGTCAGCGCGTCTCGGAAGGCGAAGCAGAGCGAGAGGTTCAGTCGCTTCTTCTGCCCGTTTGACAAGTTACCGTGATCGAGGTCTCGACCGTACTGTGTGATCTCGCAGCTCATGTCAGGCTGAAACTTGACTACGTGCGGCAAACCTAAGCGTTCGGTGTAGAACGCGATCCGCTTGTTGAGGAACGGCAAGGTCTTGCTGATGATAGCCTTGCGGATGAACGAGTTCTTGTCGGTTAGGAGCTTGAGGAGAAGCTGATAGTGCTCCTTCAAGCGTACTATCGAGTCAAGCTCAGCCGTGTCAACCTTCGAGTCACCGCTCGCTAACAAAGTCTCGAGAGCGTCTACGTGCGGGTTAGCCTCCGCTTCGACCGTTGAGATGTTCGCGATCAACATCGCTTTCGCGTTCTTCGCTGCGAGCGCGCTCTTCAAATCAGGATAAGCGAGCGTTCTCTTTAGCTCTTTAGCAGCGCTGTTTAGCGCGTCGAGCTCAGCTTGCTTAGCCTTAAGCTCATCTATGATAGCGGTCAGCTCAGTTGTGACTTTAGCGTTGTAGTCAACTTCAGCTTGCTCACATTCAGCGATGCCTGTCACGGCAGTCTTATTAGACTCGTCGAGGCTCGCTTGCTTGCTCTCAAGGTCCTTGATTTTCGTCTTCGCATCAGCGAACTTCTGTAAGCAGTACGGACACTTGGCGTCTCGTAGATGTTTTAGCTCAGTGATGACTTTTACATGGTCGCGTTGCTGTTCTGTGTATGTAGACTTCAGCAGCGCTAGCTCTGTCTTCTTCGGAAACTGAAGCAGTTCGCTGTTCTTCGCTCGCTTCTGGTTCTCAATAAGCTGAAGCGCGGAAGTGGCTTCGATGTGTGCTACATTTAACTCGGCCAGCTCCGCGTGCCGCTGCTCTTCAGCCTCGAAGTCTACGGCTTCGATTTGAGCAAGCTTTGCACGTTCGTCGTTCAACCGGTTTTCATGCCCATCCTCCCACGCCACGACACGTCCTTCGGCTTCTTGCACCTGCTTCTTCTGCTTCTCAAGCTGAACTTTTTGTTGCGCGACCAAAGCCTCTTGAATCTTGATATTTTGGTCAATGGTCGTGATGAGCTTCTTCAGCGCTTCAGCCTTGCGCGAGAGCAAGGTGATCTTAAGCAGCTCTTCGATCAGGTCGCGTTGGTCACCTACTGGCAAGCTTAGAAACGGTGCAGAGTTTCCGTTGAAGAGGATGATCTGTTTGAAGAGCTCATATGAGAACCCGATCAACTCTTCGACAGAAGAGTTGAACCCACCTGCGTTCGTGATGTCCTTGTCGGCTTCTTCAGGGTGGTTGACGTGGATCAGCTTGTAACCGGTCTCTTGTCCTCGAAACCGCTTGATGAGGTACTCATCCCCACCTTTGGTCAGGTTGAGAGTGACCTCCATGACGGTCTTCTTCTCGTCCTTGTTCGTGCGGTTGATCAGCCGTTCTTTTGAGATCTTGTCAGGCACCTTGTCAAATAGCACGTATGACAGCGCGTTGATCAGCGTGGTCTTACCTGCACCTGACGAGCCGCCGTCATCTAAGTTCTCGCCTGTGATGAAGCAAGTCCCTGGTTTCTCAAAGCTGATCATGACCGGTACGTTCCCGAAGGACATGAAGTTTTGAAAAGTCAGCGACTTGAAAGTAAGATCACTCATTGTTATTATGCTTCATCTATGAACCAGCACCACTTATCATCGACTCGTCGTACATCAGTCACGCCTTCATGCGGGCATTGAACCCAAGTAAGTGGACCACCTCTAGGATGTTCGAGCTGTGCTCCGTCTTTCATGATCCACTTGCAAAACTTAGCGCTAGGTGCACTGTGTAGAAGCTCTGGTGTCAACCACTGCTTTTGCTGTCGATACGGTTTCATCTCGATCAGCTTACTCATCCTTGGCACCTGTCTCGACCTTCAAGCTTTTGTATGTATCAATCAACACTTGGATGTCATACTTGCCTTTGAAAGCATCATCCTTCAGCGCGACTTCGAGCTGCTTGACTACCAAGTCATCGATGTCTGTGTACTCTGTGTCCTGCTCGGTGACACGAGACGTGTCACCTTCGAGCAACCCTTGCTTCGCTTCGCGGTCCTCTTCGAGGATGAAGTCACGCAAGTCATAGGTCTTGATCAACGCTTCACGTAAGTCTTGAGCATCGCTGTATGAGATGTCTGTGTCCACGATGCACTTGACCTTCAACTTAGGTACTGGTTCCCAGTTGTCATCGAGGACACGGCTAAGCAACGTCTTCGCATACTTCGGACAGTCAGTCCAGTCAACAAAGCTGACCACGTCTGTTTCTGTGTCATAGAAAGCAGCCCCTCGCTTGTTATCAGCTGCGTCTCCAAAGTCCATCGGGAAAGAGTTGCCGATGTAGACAACGTTGTCTTTTTGTTGCCGCTTGTGAAAGTGGCCAGAGAAGATCTTCTTCGGGCCTGGAAACATCTTGTGGCTTGGTCCTTTGTCCATCAACGTGTTATAACCCGTGATGAAGAAATCCTTGAACTCAAAATGACCGAACCACGCTTGAAGATCATTGTACTGAGTCAGCGAATCATACTCGTGATCAAAGAGGTACGGTGTGAAGAGGCAACCGTCGATGACGGTCGGCTTCTCGATGACTGTGATGTTCTCAACTTCGTTGAACATCCGGACAGAATGAACGTCACGTGTAGTGCGCCTGTGAAGATCGTGGTTGCCGACATCAAAGAAGATAGGTAGCCCTAGCTTGTCTAAGAGCTGGAGACCCTTGTATGAGAAGTCCATCGTCTCGATGTTGATCGCCGACCGGCTCTCAAACCAGTCCCCCAAGAAAGCGACATGTGTGACATCACCGTCGAGCGCTACTTGCTGACAAAACCATTCGATAAAATCAAGACAATCTTGGTTGTGTTGTCGTTGATTCCCTCTACGACCGAAGTGTATATCAGTAAAGAGGGCCAGCCTCTTCAGCTCCTTTGGTTTCTTCAAGTTTAACTTCGTCTGATATGCGGATAACCGCTGACTCGTCAAACGTCAGCAGTGCCAAGGCGGTCTTCGCGGCAGCGTCTGCTGCGGCTTGGGCGTCCTCGCGGGCTTTTCGCTCACGCGCTTCGATGATGTCGGCGCTGAGCTGGTCAAACTCTTCTTTCATCCCACCCTCTCGAAGCTGCTCTTTGTACTCTTCTTGGAAGTTGAAGCTTGGATTCTCACCGATGTCAACCAACAGCTGATCACGGATCTTCCTATGCTTCTTCTCAACGTTGAGGAAGCCTAAGAACGAGTTGTGGATACAAGAAGTGTAGAACGCGAACGGGTTGTCAGACCGCTCTGGGTTGAACTTGAGCGCGTTCTTACAAAGATCAGCTAAAGCTTCAGCGACCATGTCGTCCCTGAAAGTATAGCCAGAAAAAGCAGGCCTTGAAGCATAACGCTTCGTGAGGAGCATCAGCATCTCAGCGAGCTGTGAGCTGATCTTACATTCTGCTTTTGACTTGATGACCTCAGGCAAGAGCTTTGAGTTCGTCAAGTAATATTTAGCTGTTACTTCAGGTACATCTAAGTTCTTCTGTCGCTTTTGGTTTAGAGGGGAGATTGACAATCGTATTCCTAGGTTACGTTAGCCTCCTGTTGGCTGTGGAGATGTTATTGACTATATCATCATCATCAGAGGAGGTAAATTTAGCCTTGCCGGGCTACGATAAATAGACCGAGACAAGAATCCAGATCTATTTAGGTCTAGCAAAAGCGAGGTTGGCGTGTCATCAAGGTTGATCAAACAGCTGCTCGAAAAGCTTGAACGAAAGCTTCCTGCCGTCATCTATGGAGGAAGATTTCAACCATTTCATCGTGGCCACTATACAGTTTACAAACGTTTATGTAAAGCTTTTGGCTCAGAATCCGTTTGGATTGCTACATCAAACAAGACTAACTTTGACCCGGCTAAAGGTGATGTTTCACCTCTAACGTTCGAAGAACGTAAAGAGGTGATGGTCAGGTTGTATGACATTGATAGTGATCATGTAGTACAGTGCAAGAACCCGACATTCAGCCCAGTTGAGATTCTCAACTTGTACAAAGGCCCGACTGTCTGTATCATGGTAGTAGGGTCAAAAGACCTTGATCGTTATCGTAGCTCAAAGTACTTTGAACGTTATCCTACTACCAAGCAAGGCAAGCCTGCGTCGTTTGAGAAAGAGAGCCCTGACTTATTTGCTGTCAATGACGAGATTAACGGCACGATGTACTACGTTGTCTCTGACTCTCATGTCGGTCATCTCTCAGGCACGAAAGTTCGTGAAGCCTTGATCAAAGCGGCTGAGGCTGAAAATGATGACAGGGTCAAGTCATTGTTTAAAGAGTTCTTTGGAAAATATGACGAGACCATCGCTGAGATGCTCTTTAGCAAGCTAAACCAAGTAAAGAAACCGAAACCTAAAGGCCTCAAAGCATGAGCTCGCCAGGGCTTGATCAACCGTTTGACCCAGGCTATGACGTGTACTCGATGTGGCGAGAGGACTTTGTCATTCCTAGCTTCTGCTTAGTTTACAGGCCGAACAATAACTCAGACTATGCTTGTGACTCGGTGATAGCTCCTGTTCCTGAGCTAGGCGCGAAAATTTGGACTCGGAACGGCCGACGAATCTTGATCGGCATCTACAAAGATGAAGGTCGCCCGTCTGATCAGCGCCGACCAGCACGTGTCGTGCCCTGGGTGCGCACGGTTAACAAGATCGTGCTGACAGACACGGTGCATCATCATCTTCATGTAGGAGACGTGGTAGACATCTACAACACTACAACCCCTGAAGCTCGTTTGAAAGTGCTTCGGGTAGTTGATGCATTCTCGTTTGAAGTTCAATCATTAGCGACCGGTCCTACTTCAGGAAGCACAGGAGGGTATTCAGCTTTAGCACCTGTTAACTTTTATGAGCAATACATCGTCTTTAGGTTTCTACCGTCGTATAAGCTAGTACCTTGGCAAGACGTGCTTGACTTGCTCGCTACCGCGACACCTACGATCGGCACCGCACCAGTCAGCCTCACAGACATCGTCACAGGTGACACAGTTCAAACAACGCGAACTGTGTTTAACGGTTCGAGGCTCTTGCCTAGCGGGTCTCGCTCAGGAACAGAACTTTGGCGTCAGCAGTTTGACGAGAACAGCAAGCCTTTGGCGTGGACATATGATTACTTAGGACACGCTAGCTTGCCAAAGACAGTTTCAAACAGCAAACAGAATAATCCACCGCATAACACCGGTGTCATGGTTAATGAGGTGTCATCGCTCGATGACATGACTAACAACCAGCTTTATGTGAAAGACTACTACGGCTTCGAGCTTAATGACGTGACACGCGGTCCTTTTTATGCTGATGACATCATCATATATGACCCAGCTGAACCGAACGGCATCAAACGAAAGACAAACGGTTCTGAGCCTATCTACGAAGAGCAGCTGCATGATGAGTTTGGAAACTTTGTCACAGAAGCAACTGAGCAAAACACCTTGATCGCTCGAGGCCCTATCCTTCCTCTGGCAATTGACCAATTTAGCGTGCCTTACAAGAGAGCACAACCTAAGAGAACAGCATGAGCAGCTACAAGATAAAAATCAAAGGACCTGGAGGTCAGATTGTTTTCGAAGCGTCATCACCGTTGAATGAGTCACGCAATGCAAACTATGAAGGTTTTAACATAGTTCATCTTCCTACTTCTATTATTGCATATCGTAACACGGACGGCCGGAAATGGGGTATTCAAGGAAAGCTCGTTTCACGAACTCCTCTCGAAGCACAAGCAAATGCAGGCTACCTTGACCTTGCTAGAAAGTGGTTACTTCCAGACTTTGGATTTACAGGAGCTACTCCACCTATCTTAAAAATTTATGCTTTTAGGCATAACAACATTCACGGTAGACAGTGTGTTCTAAGAAGCTATGGGTGGAACTTCCCTGACGAAGTTGATTACATCTGGCAAGCAGGACAAGCTATGCCGATCATCGGTCAGCTTTCATTAGAGCTTGATGAAGTTTATAGCGCGTCTCAAGTTACAGGTGGCGCTTGGAGACTTTCAGCTTCAGGAGGAGGAGCATTTAAAGGAGGAGGCGGGCCTGGCATCAGCGGAGCCTTTTGGACAGATTTTGGCAACGCAAGAACTACCGCTGATCCGTTGTCTATCGCAAACATCACGATGCCTGTTGTTCCTATCATCACTGGTATCGCAAATATTCTTAACCAGGCTGTCAACAACCCTATAGATTTAGGTTTAGCTTTGGTCGCGAACGCCAGCTCGTCTGTAGCAAGCTATAACAGCGCAGAGGTTGTAGAAGTCACGGCTCAGCTTCCTACAACAGGAAATCCTTTTGTTTCTGGTATCGGCCCAACGCTTGGTCCTCCTTTGCAGGCACCTGCACCTTCGCTGCCGGTTTCTAACACAGTCGTAGACTCATTCGCTCGTTCGAGCGGACTTCCTCCTCCTTCGATTGTAGGTGGTTAAGATGACAGATCAGACAATTAAAAACTCAACTTATAATGAGAAAAACGGCAGGTATGTTAGAGGTGGGGCTACTGAAATTTCAGCCAAGTTTTTAGAGTGGTGGAACAAAAGAACAGTTCTCCAAGATACTTCAGACTTGCTTTATGTGATGGAAGAAAAATATGTAGGACGTCCAGACCTTCTCTCATATGCTTTTTACGGTGATGTAGGTTTTTGGTGGATCATCTGTCAATACAACGGAATCTTGGATCCAGCATCTGAGCTGATTGCAGGTAGAGAGCTTCTCATCCCGACTCAATCAAAAGTTGACAGCTATTACAAAGTTGACCCGTCAACTGTAGGCGGTGTTCCCTCGATGAGGCTTTAACATGGCGACACCAGCCAACCCCCTTGATAGGTTTGTAACATATACCTATCACTTTGAGCTGCATGCTCATAAAGACTGGAATGTCTTGCTAGAGCTAGACGGCAGTGACGCGAATGCTAAAACAACGCGTTGGTCGCCGAACGGAACACTGCTTATCAACACCAGGAAAGACGCGCACCAAGTCATTGACAATGTAAGATATACAGCATCATGTAACATGACTTCGAGAACTCAAGTTTTAGTTCCTTACGGAGTATGTGACTTGGTTGTAACGGAACCTGGTGGCTTCGGATTCATGGAAAAGATTCAAGCTCTCAGAGGAATGTATGACATTAAAGACTTTTCAAGCTTGATCTTTGTCTTGAAACCTATCTTTGTAGGACGATATCCTGACAACACGATTCAAACAATGTACAGCAATCTCATCGCAGGTACGTTGTATGATCTTAGCTCAACAGTTAATCATATCGGTTCGATATACAACATGAAGCTAGCGATGGAGAGCTCGCTAGCTGCGACTCGTAACGGTCCTCGCGGTTCACAGATGAACTTTGCTTTTACAGACAAAAATATGTCTTTTGAGGCAAACACCGTTCAAGAAGCCATCGGTTTACTTCAAACAAAGCTTCAAGAAAATTATGATGAAACTTATACAAATCGTTTATGTAACCATAATAATGCGAGACCTTTTAAGTACACTATCCTCTTAGATTCTGAGATAGGAGGTGAGTTAGATGTAATTTTTAAGAACTCATTTGCGCCAGATGATAAAAAGAAGTTGACATTTGACTCTAAGAAAGAGATCGGTGAGTTCATCTTTGACATCCTTACTCGTTCATCAGAAGTCAATAGCATGATCGGTGCTTCAAAAGAAGCTTATGCAAAACAACTACATCCTGGCGCTTGGATGCCTGTTATCATACCCAGGGTTTATAAAAAAGACGGCGAGGTAGAGATAGTATTTGACATCAAAGTCTATAAAGGCGGAGCTGAACATGAGTTTGTCTTTGACTATTATTTTGCAGGTGCAGGTAAAAACGTTGACATCATTGATTATGAGGTAGCATTCCCGACATTGATCAATTGGATGGCTACTGACACAGACTTTGGCACTGACTATAACGTCAACTTTGGTTCGACGCTCCAGACTTATAAGCCAGAAGCATATGTTAATGATGTAGTACACGAAGACATCACGCGCCCGAAGATCATCAGCTTGAAACCTATGAAAAATTTCATAGAGGCTCTTGAAGGTGATATAGCTTACTTAGCTACAAATCCTCTGGTAGAGAGGATGGGTCTCAACATGCTGCTCGTCAAAGACGTACCGTCTATGAGGATGGCATATGATACATTTGCAAACTTTCGTGGATCTGTACATCCTCAGCAGACGATGAGAATCAGAGGACATAAAGGCATCCTCGACTTATGCACCCCGTATCCTGACGGGTCAAAAGACATGTTTAACACGACAGGCGGAGTTTGGGTTAAAGTCAACACCTTCATGCTAGATGATTTTGGCCAACGTAGGCAGTTTTACTACACCGGGTATTACTTGCTTTACACAGTGACAAATGTCTTCTCCGGCGGAAAATTTGAACAGCTGATCACTCTCACATATAAAGATCCTTCATGAAAGAGCTAAACAAAAAAGCCCAAGGTATTTCTACCTACGGTCAGCAGCTGTTCATGACTGTCGGTATCGTGAAAAATAATGCTGATCCTGCTCATCATGGTCGAGTACAAGCTTTTTGTCCTTCGATTGACTCAGAAGACTTTAAGGTAGAAGACTTACCGTGGGCTTGGTATGTTTCTCCGTTCGGCGGCACAACAGCAAACTTTAAGATAGGGCGAGAGCAAACAGAAGTTGCAGGAATCTCTGCTTATGGGATGTGGGCGATTCCTAAAAACGGGGCTCAGATCATCATAGGTTTTCTTGACGGTAATCCTGAAAATAGATTTTTTATCGGGTGCATGTTCATGCCTGAGCATAATCGAACATTACCTGCTGGCATAGATGATGACGGGATGAAGACTGAGATAGATGAATCAGGTTTCTACGGTCAAAATGAGTTCGATACTTACAAAGTCAATCAGACTGAAGCTGGGCTTTACAAGGATGATCCTCATTATCGCACGAGAGGTTCATATGAGCGTTCAGTCTCTCACCCGTCAAACAAGAACAAGGTCAAGCCTACAGACAACGGATACTTTCCAAAACCGTTAGAGCCAGAGAAAGCTGACTCTCAGATGTACTCGATCACGACACCTGGGAAACACTACATCTTGATGTCTGACATCGATGAATACTGTCGAACAAGGATCCGCACGACAGAAGGTAACCAGATCATCCTCGATGACACTAATGAGCGAATCTACATCTCGACCGCGAAGGGACGCAACTGGATCGAGATAGATGAAGGTAGCGGCAAGATCTACTTCTACACAGCTTCGAAGTTTAACATACACTCTGAAAATGACATCAACCTCTACTCTGATGAGAACATCAACATCGTCGCGAAGAAGAGGGTCAACATCCAGTCTGAAGAGCGAGCTGTCAAGATCCAAGGTAAGCTTAACATCGAGATGCTCTCTACTCACGCTAACATCAAGCTGACGGCTTCTCGCGACTTACATCTTAAGACTATAAACGGTGAGATAGGAGATGCAATTCCTGAGTCAGCTGAATGTCATAAACCTCCTTACAGCGGTCAACCTCTAGGATATGTGAGAGACTATGCTGAAGAAGGCGGCTCTGAAACAAGCAAGATTCATTTTCACTCAAGCGAAGGGATAGAGCTTCGTTCAGACGAGAGTTTCATCAAGATGACAGCTCAAGAAAACATCGAGATTCGTTCGATGTCAAGCAACGTCAAGCTGTCATCTAACGAGAGCATTGACTTTAAAGCAGCAGGTGACGGGATCAATATCGAAGGTTCAGCTGTCAACATCAAAGGCGACGATGTCAATGTTGAAGCTGACGGCACTTTAAACCTCAAGGGCAAGAGCTTGAACGCATCTGGTGATGAGATGAGCCTCTATGCTGACAACCCTATTCAACAATCAGACACCGATCCAGGCGGCTCCCCGGCTGGAGGTGCTAGAGGCGCTGACATGGCTGAAGCGGCTGAAGAGATAGGTGAGATTGAGTTTGACGAGATCAAAGCGAAGATGATTGTCCCCTTGCATGAGTCAACACCTTATATTCGAGACGAAGATGAAGAAAAATGCAAGACTCCTAGAAACAAGAAGTATCAAGGCTAATGCTCCATGTCATAAATAGCTTATCATGACTTTAATCTGCGAGCTCTTAACTTTTCGTGAGGACATGGCGTCAAAAGATGCTACCGTTCACATTGACACTAATGAGCTTCGCGTGATCGAAGCTAAGACTAAGCATGCGGTCAAGTTCTTCAACTATGTGTTCTTCGATGATGAAAACTATCAACCGTATAAGTACGGGACAAGATGTTACTTCATCGATCGTGAAAAAAGCGGCCAGGGAAACTATAAAGCTATGCGTTTCAACTTTGACTCTAAGCAGTTTATAGGTCTTAAAGACATGCACATCTTGCCGCAAGAGGTACGATCGCTCTGTGAATCTTACCCGAAGCTGTATGATATCTTCGAAGCTGATGCTAAGAAGAACGGCGTGTTCTCAGCTGTCAAATATGATGACATTGATCCTGAGATGATTGAAAAGAAAGTCACCAGCTTGATCAAGAATGTACATCACAAGCGCGGTCGAACTGAGCAAGCTCTTGACACTTATGAGTTCAAACGGTGGTTTGCACAGACATTCGGTTATCACAAGTTGACTTCAAAGCTACAAGATGCTTTTGTTGCTACAGCGAAAAAGCACCGTATCGGTGTAGCTTTCTTGGAAGAAGACATCATTAAAACATTTGATCCTCATCATTTGGTCGACATAACCATAACCGGGACTAAAGAATTCGCTATTACTCGACACTTGATAGACATGATCAAAGATGATCATGCTTCAGTAAAACGCATCGTCGATCATATCTTTAACGTGTCAGGAGACTTAGACAGCGCGTGGGAAGCAGCAGCAAGCCGTGTCGTAGGATTTCATGAAGTTGACTTAAGCGAATACATCTCGTCTGAGCTAGCTGTTAAGATCGGCGCGTTTGCAGGCCTTAGCTGGTTAACCAAACTGAATGTCGATGTTGACGAAGCTCTCGCAAACGAAATCATCGACGTGAACCCGAAACGAATCACAGACTTAGAAGCTGACTATAAAAGCGTTGTTACTAACAAGCTAAAAGAACGTGCTCGCATCGCTCTCTTGGCTAAAGCTCGCAAATGAAAAAAATCTATTACCGAGGTTTCTCGACACGAAGCTACGAAGAGAAGGGCGGCGGCTTTGGAATCTATGATGTCAAGTGCATTCAAGAAGACTTGATGAATGAGATTTTTACCATTCGTGGCGAACGTCTTAACATGCCTACTTATGGCACGAGGATTCCGCTCTTGGTGTTTGAACCTAATGACAGCGAGACGGAGGAAGTGATTCGTGAAGACGTGACAACTGTCATCGAGCATGATCCGCGAGTCGAGATGCTCGCGCTAGACATCATCGTTGCAAAAGACAAGAATGCTTTGATAGCTTCAGCTAAAGTAAGATACAAAGAATTTAACGTGGTCGAAGACCTCTACATAGAAGTGGGGAGCCGATGAAACCTGCTAGCTTGGTGTGGTTACCGTTCTCAATAATGTTCTTCTTCACGTGCACCGTGCTCGGCGCTTTGGTGCTGCATTCGACTGCTGGACCAAACTGGAAGAAACACCATGACGACGAATAAGCTTCTTTACGTTGCAGAGACTTGGGATCGAGTCTATAAAGCTTTCGAGCAAGTCAACTTTACAGCATATGACTATGACTCGGTCAAGCAGTCTCTGCTCGACTACTTAAAGCTCAACTATCCTGAGAACTTCAACGACTACATCGAGTCAAGCCAGCTTATCGCGCTGATCGAGCTCTTCTCATACGTAGCTGAACAGCATTCTTACCGTGTTGACATGACCGCGCATGAAAACCTCATGCCTACGGCTCAGCGCAAGCAAAGCATCCTTCGCCTAGCGAAGCTCATCTCATACACAGCTTCACGTAACTTGCCGCTTCGTGGTCTAGTCAAGGTTACATCAGTCTCTGTGTCAGAGGATGTACGTGACTCACAAGGTAACTCGTTAGCTAACCGTGTCATCAAGTGGGCTGATCCTAGCAACTCTCTTTGGCGTGAACAATTTCAGCTAGTGATGAATCGCTTAATAACAAAATCGTTCGGTGATCCGTACAAATCTATGCAAGTCGATGACACGGTCTTTCAACAATATGAGCTTTCGAACGTGCTTGAGGTTGATGCTAATGCTACTTCATTTGTCAATGGCACGTTACCTATCAAGCTTAATGTTAACGGAGCACAGACACCGTTTGAGCTTGTGCCTTCAGACATCGATGAGAACGGCGTCTTTGAACGTAGCCCGAACCCAAGAAATTATTTTTCAATCCTTTACGGTGACGACGGCTTCGGTGACGGATCAAGCATGACCGGCTTTATGATGTTCATCAAGCAGGGAACTCTTAAGAAAACTCAGTTCGCGTTTGATGCTCCTCTACCGAATCGAATCTTAGATATCGCTGTGCCAGGAGTCAATGATGTTGACGTGTGGTTGCAAGAGGTATCAGAGGCACAAGAGCTCTTAGCTGAGTGGGATATCGTCCAGAACATTAACGGACAGAACCTAGCATTCAACACATTAAAGAGCATGAAGAAGTACGAGGTTGAAACCCTCGAGAACGACAGCATCCGAGTCGTCTTCGGTTCTGGTGATTTTTCCGAGATCCCAGTCGGGTTCTTCAACCTTTGGGTTCGTAGCTCAGACAGCGGTGGTATGACAGTCTCTAAAGAGCTGCTCATGAACCAAGCGTTGACATTTGCATACACCTCAAAGCAAGGAAACAGAGAGACTTGCACGCTATCAGTTTCACTAGTCTCGGCTCTTCAAAATTCAGCGCCGTCTGAAGACATCGAGCATATTCGCAGCGCAGCGCCTGCTGTGTATTATGCCCAAGACCGGATGGTCAATGGGCAAGACTACAACTCATACATGCTTCAAGACTCATCGATCTTGAGGCTTAAAGCCGTCAACAGGACTTTTGCAGGCCAACCTAAGTACATCGAGTGGAATGACGCGTCAGGAGCGTATCAGAACGTCAAGGTTTTTGGCGATGACTCGCGCATGTACTATGACATCAGCCAGACAGCTGAGACTTCAACGCTCTCTTCGAGAAGCCTTATTGACGAGCTTCTCGAGCCAGCTTTGAGTGATCCAGGAATCTATAACCTCTTGGTCTATGCATTTTATGAGTCAGCATCACCGTTAAACCTCGCTTACATTCGACCGAGGACTAAGTTCATCGAAGACGTGGAACAAGAAATCAACGGCTTCCCTCTTCAAGAGAAGACTTTGATTCAAGGAGCTCTTGATCGTCATTGGTACGGAGAACCTGACTACCTAGTCTCGCTCGGACCTGATTTTACTACCGGCACGTCACCTAAGACGTACTACGGCGTAGTTAACGAAGACACAGACCAACGGGTCTATGATGCTAACATCCAGATGGTCACCGTAGCGAGCAACATTTACACGCCTGTGCCTTTACCTGGATATGTCTCTGGCGTGCAAGAAGCCGCGACACGTCAGATGAGGTTTGGCATTCGCTTTAAGCCAGATCGTTCGTTTGCTTCTGAGCTTGTGATCAACTCAGCTTCTGTTCTAACAATTTCGTCCCCTGACCTCTTGACTTCAGCCGACATCACGCAAGGAGTTGCCGAAGAAGAAACATGGACCATTGAGATCGTAGACGCGACGTTAGGAACTTTCTCGGTCTTTGGCTCTCACAGCGGGATTCAATCAGGCGGGACAGTAGGAACCCCGTATGACAATGGTTTGATCAGCTTCATCATTGATTTCCCGCCTGCGGCTTTGTCAACAGCCTTATACATCGGTGATGCTTTCATCATCACAGTGATCGAGAGCGGAATCACGTTCTTGCTCGAACCGACAATTTACAAGAAAAACTTGACCGGTGTCTTTGAGCTGATCGATGAGTCTATCCTCTCTCCTGATGCTGAAACATTAGCATATGATGTAAATGATGAGATTGCGAGCTGGGTCTTGATCGTGCAGCGCGTTGATGATGTCGACGGTAATGTAAGCTATTGGCGGCTGACTCGTAGAAATTTCCAGCTGATCATAGAGAGCCCTACTACAAAGTTTTGGTACAACGAAGAATCTTATATCGTTGATCCGGACACCAAGAAGAGAGTTCATGACCTAGTCAAGCTCTTAAAGTCAAACTTAAGCTCGACAGGAACACCGCTGGGCACCGATCAAGCTTATTTTGTTGTAGGCCCTACAAGGTTCAATAGCGGCGAGATCAACTACAACTCGCTGCTGATCTCTCCGTCTGATGTAAGCTCAGACTACTATTCAGGTGACGGTAGACCTGCTGCGCCGTTTCAGTTTCTTGACTTTATAGGTGATAGCGGATATGTTTACTTCTCAAAGAACCAAGAGACTGGAGACTTGACACCGATCCCGACAACAGTTTATCTCGAGACTCTCGAGTACACCAATGACGAGTCAGGGATATACGTGCGTAAGCTAGGTCGTGATGACTTAGACTTTTTGTGGTTACATTATGCGCCTAACGAGAACATGATTGACCCGTCTACGTCAAACTTGGTAGACATGTTCGTGCTGACTCGCGGATATTACTCACGGATGGCTGATTACTTACGAGGCATCACAGCTCTTGAACCTGTGCCTCCGACACCGTTCGAGCTACGCACATCTTATCGAACCTTGCTTGAGAGCAAGATGATCTCAGACACCGTAGTGCTTCATCCAGCTAAGATCAAGCTGCTCTTCGGTGACAAAGCTGTTCCCGAACTACGTGCTAAGCTAAAGCTAGTCAAAGCACCTAGCTCGAAGTTGACTGAAGGACAGCTTCGTGTCAAGGTCTTAGACATCATCAATGCTTACTTTAGCATCGAAAACTGGGACTTCGCACAAGACTTTTACGGCACCGAACTTAGCGCTGTGATTCACAAGAGCTTAGCCCCTCACTTGTTGTCTGTCGTGCTGGTGCCTGAGTTTCCTAACAACTGGTTTGGTGACTTGCTTTATGTTCGCTCAGCACCAGACGAGATTTTCATGTCAGCGGCTGAGCTTAAAGATATCATGGTCATCGGAGGCATTGATCACGTCACGCTTCGTCAGAAGCCATGAAGCTTGAGCTTTTAAAGTTCGAAGGCGTTGTTGATCTAGATGTCTTAGACCATATCCTCAAAAACGGCAATGAGCTGACTTTTAACAAGTTTGTGCTTGATGATATTTTCTTAAATGTTAAGAAGAACTTCAGGCTTCAAGCACATGCCTATAAAAGACCTGACGGTTTACGGCCGTTCGAGATTGACTTGTCTCCGGAGACAATTGAGATGGTCTATCATATCAAAGATAAAGTTTTCTATTCTGGCTGTATATGGAACGTCTTGTTTGTTGTCACGCACTTACAACACTGGCAGCGGCACATCATGGGCATGAAGATCAGCCCAGCTGGAACCGTTGTCAGGTTTGAAAAAATGGCTGAAAAGGACGTTTGGCATAAGCTTAAAGATGATGAGATAATTGACATGAAAAAGCTGTTTGATAATTCAAGTAAGCTATATGCATCTATTCGAGGTGGTCTAGATTTATAGCAGTCGTTTCCGGCGGCATAAGCATACTAGGTAAATAGGTCTATGGCACAGAACGGCAATCTTGACCTAGCAAATCTCCTTCCAAAACGGTACCGAGACAAGACTCTCGACACTTTTTTACGTGCTCTCTTTAACAGACATCTGTCGAAAGACGAGTCTGAAATTCTCTACGGCTTTGTAGGTGACCCGAACTCGTTAGATCGCGCAACGGATGACATCTACATAGTAGAACGAGATCTCGAGAGGAAGATCAATCAGTTAGCCCCGGTAGCATATGCTAAGCATGCTACTGAAGAGCGAGCTATCTCTTGGGCTGAGCTTGTGCAACGGCTTGTGTTGTTAGGTGTGCCGTATGATGACTTTGCCTCGTGGTTAAGCTCGACAGGGTTTAACTTCGCTCCGCCTATTGACTTAGATAAGTTTTCAAACTTTAGCGAGTACTTCTGGGTAGGAACCTGGATCAAAGATAACCCGTCAATTGACTTTAGCGACTTAGGTTTACCAGATATCTTGTCGATTCAAGCTGCCGCGAATCGTTCGAACCTGACCTATAGCTTAGAATATTATGTGATTGCTCGCGGTGAGCGTGACTTGAGCAACGAGCCGATCGCGCCGTATCCTCCTCTCACGACATGGTCTGATTGGTCTTTGCTGAACTTATGGGTTCATCGTAATGACGTGTTAGCGTTTATTGACACTCATGCTGAGGTGCTTAGCTTCTCAGACCTTAAAGCTGCTAAGCTTCCGATCATCGAGTATGCTATAGATGTTAAGCTTAGCACTTACACGGATAACGGAACTCCCTCTGATAGCGGCACGCTTTACATAGTTGAGAAGCATTTCAGAAATCAACCTCCGCTGTTTGATCTCTACTATCACGACGGCGCTCACACAGGTTACTCATCAGCTCTCGTCTATTACAACGAGAGCACAGATTACCCGATAGATGATGATATTCAACGACGAATTCAACGTGACGAGAACAATGACACAATCTTCGGAATAGGTACTTTTCTCCCTGATGATGACGAGTTGCTTTGGTTTAAAAGGTTTAACGGTGCGAGCTTCGACCTAGTCAATGTTTGGCATGAGAACCCACCAGCCACAACAAGCTACGTAAAGTATGACACGTCAGGTACTCTTGTCAACCGTGATAAGTTCTTAAACTTTAAAGACTACTATTGGACAGCTAGTAACGTAGATCAGATTGACCTTCCGTCATATAACAAAGCCGCTGACCCAGAATATTACGTCATTGAAGTCGGAGGAATCAGCGATTGGTCTTTAAACAACTATTGGGTTCATGTCAGCACGCTAAAGAAAGCGGACATAGCGCGTTATCCTCAAGCTACTCGTGCAATCATCGAAGTTAATATCGAGCTTGAGAGCGAGCTTCAGACAACGAAAACTACGTTAAATCAAGTACCGAAGTTCAAGATCTATCATCTGGATCCTCTGACTGATGTCTATCAGCTGGTACCGTTAACGAGCAACCCAGCATTAGTTGATGCATACACTACAGGCTGCTTGCTCGCTAACATCGAAGACTTGATCGACACTAAAGAGTCAATTAAGAACAACGCCGA